GGGAGCAAAGTCTGCCCGAGCGCAGCCTGAGCGTTCTCCCACTCGGCGTTGAGGATGCGCTGCTGGTTGGCGAGGCCGTCCGACGTGCGCGCGAAGTCACCCTGCGCCGTAGTGGTCTGCTCGAGGATCAGCGCGTACGCCGCCTGAGCCTTCACCGCCGGGTCGAGGGATTCCTTCGTCGTCGAGATTAGGCCCATCTTGAGGGCCTGCGCCTTGAGGGTCGCCTCGTTCATGTTGACGCCGAACCGCTTTAGCGGCTCCGTTTCACCGACGAGCCCCGACCGCAGCGCGTCGAGGGCTTCCTCGGGGCTGACGTTGTTGAACGAGGCGAGGTCGCCGGCGAGCTCGACGAGCTGCGTCGACATCTTCGCCGACGCGTCCTCAGTGAGCCCCAGCGAAACGAACAGGTTGCCGTAGGTGGACGCCGCACCGAGGGCGGCGTTTTCGGACATGCCGAACGCCTTCGCCGACGTCTTGGCCCACGTCTGCACCGCAGCGGCGTTCTTACCGAACACGACAGTTGACTTGCTCACCGTCTCGTTCAGGTCCGACGCCGCCGTGATGATCTTCTTGGCGAACTGCGCGGCGACGGCAGCGCCGACCACGGCAGCAGCCTTCCCCATGAGAAGGCTTTCCTTGCGCTGCTTCTCGGCCGAGTCGCGGGCCGACTTGGACGCGGCGGCAGCCTTCTTCATGCCAGAGACGTACTGGTCGACCTTCGCCTGCAACTTGACGGAGACGGTGCGCTCAGCCATCGGGGGCGTCTCCGCTCATTCGTGTTGGATGTGGAACGACAGCCCGCGGGCGTGCTCCTGCTTCATGCCGTCCGTGAACCGAGCGGACTGTGCCGCGAGGGTTGTGCAGGCGTGGCACCGGATGACCGTCATGCGGTAGTGCCCCTCGTTCTCCGGTTCCGTTGACTCGGAGAACGGCTGCCCGCAGCCGGGGCAGGTATCGGCTTCGTTCAGGTGCAGGGCGAGGGCGTAGTCGCGGTCCTCGTCGGTCCACAGCGGTTCGCCGGGGCCCGGTGTGGGGCCACCTAGGAAGATGCTTCGGGGGACGCCCCAGGCTCGGGCAGTTTCGAGTTCTGCTCGCGCCACCGGGTCACGACGGAGGCGCGCTCGGAGAAAGGGACGTTCGATGCCTCCGTGTTCGCGGCCCACGCGGCGCCGAAGATCTCATCGCGCTGTGAGGCGTTGAGGGTGTCGTCCCACAGGTCGTCGAACTCGGCGGGGGTCAGTACGGGGTCGATGAGGCACGCGGCGACGAGCTCGGGGGCGAGGCCCGCGACGTCGTACGTGCCGTCCTCGCCGTCGACCTTCGGGTGGCGCTCAAGCAGCGCATCCCAGTCGCGGCGACGCATGGCCTCAAACCGCAGCGTGACGGTCTGCTCGCGCATCTCGTCCTGTAGCGCGCGGATCTGCGCGGCAAGGGCTGCGATAGGGGACTCGTCGGCGAGGCTCGGCGCGGTGAGGCCGGTGTCCCTGGCAAGGCGCTCGAGGTCGGCCTCTAGCATCTCGTGCTCGGCCAGCAGGTCGCCGCGCAGGCACAGTCGGTACGTCGACTGTCGACGGCGTGCGGCCTTGAGGATGTCTTTGGCGGTGGTCATCGTGGTCCTTTCAGACGCGACGACACCCCCGACGGGAAGTGCTCCTGTCGGGGGTGTCGGTTCGCGCGGGCGGCTGTGGTCGGGCCGGGGTGGAGCTGCGTGCTAGGCGGCGACGGTGGCCTGGTCCTGCACGTTGTCGGACTTCATGAAGGGCACCGTGAACTTGATGACCTCGTTCGCGGCGGCGGGGATGCGGCCACGGTCACCGGCGGTCACGGGGAACACGCGCACCTTCTGAGCGGCGGTCCACGCGGTCGAGTACGAGACGCCGACGCGCTCGACGAGGTAGCCCGCGGGACGCGAGGCAAACGTCGTCCAGGGGGCGTTGGCGTCGCCCTGTGACTTGAAGGTCACGGAGATGTCGTCGCTGCGCCGACCGGGCAGGAACGTGTCGTCGGTAGACGACAGGTCGGAGGTGTCGACGCTGGCGGTGGAGGTGTTGACCTGCCACCCGTCGGCGGTGATGAACGTCGTGAGGTCGACGCCGGCGTTGAGCTCCGCGACGGTCGGCCCGGACGGCGCGGCGATCGTGGTAACCCAGTAGACCTTGGTGGTGCCATCGGCCACGATGTCGGCCATGAGTGCTCCTTCGGAGAGGTGGACGCCGCGCCCCTGGCGCGTGCCCTAGGGGTGGTTACTTCTTGGGGCGCGACGGCGCAGGAGCGTCGTCGGACACGGGGGCTGCGGGCAGCGGGGGAACCTCGGTCGCCTCGTCCTCGGCCTCAACCCATCCGACGGCTGCGAACTCGGGCAGCGACACGGGGTCGATGAGGGCGCGGGCGTCGCCGAGCTTCGGGTGTCGAATCGTCATGGTCAGAGCCACAGGAAGCCTCCGGGCGTCGTGGTGAAGGTCAGACGGAAGTGCGGAACACCCATCGCGCTACAGCGAGGTAGCGGGGCTGGGCGGCGGCGTCGTCGCGGCGGACGGGCTGCGGGGCCTCGTCGAACCAGATGGGCTGCGGGGATCGGCCCGAGACGGACGGTGCAGCACCGAGAAGCGCCGTCACCGTCTTGTCATGCACCAACAGGGCCTGCTCGTGGGTGTCGGCCACTGCCGTCGTCTGGAAGCTGACGGTGAGGTCGCGGTAGACGTCGCCGAGGGTGCCGGTGTGGTTGCCGGACAACCCGCCAGCGGCGTACACGGTGACGTAGTTGCCCGTGGCACCTTCGGGGGCACCGCCGGGGTAGACGGTCAGCGACGCGGCCTCGAGGGCGGCGACGATAGCGTCGATGTGCTCACGGGTGGAGGCGGGTGCGGTCACCAGAGGTACCCCGCTGCCGTCTTGAGGATCGCGTTAGCGAACTTGTCCTGCTCCTTGTCGGCGGCGCGCTTGCCGTCGTTGTGGGGCGGGTTCTTCGCGCCGCCGTCGCCGTACTCGAGGAGGTTGCCGAGGGCGCCCTGCGGCTTGTCCTTGTCGGGGCCGATCTCGGCGGTGATCGTGTAGGGGCCTTCGCGGTCGGGGCCGTCGAAAGTCACGCTATAGGGGTAGGCGCGTGCGTGCGTGCCGCTGGTCGCCTTCGCGTTGTCGCGCCAGTCGCGCTTGATGTTCATGGCGCCGCGCTTGACGACCGCCTCAACCTCGCGCTTCATCACTTCGCCGCCGGCGCGCTGAAGGTCGGCGTAGAGGTCGCTCAGGGTTCCGCTCACGGGGCCACGTCCTCCACGAGATAGCGGTGCGCGGTGGTGGTGGTGCCATGCTCGGGGCCGACGACGACGACGGTCTGCCCGGTGAGGGCTTCGTCCTGCGAGGCGGTGATCGTCACCACGTCACCCGCACGGAGGTCGTCCGCGCCGTCCGCCGTGTACGGCAGGACGAGGACGAGGCGCGCGGCCTGCCGCTCGCCGTCGCCCGCAACCTGATCGGATGTCATCTCGCGCTTGAGCCGCGCTGGGCCGGAGTAGACGGCAGCGGAGGTCGTGGCGTAGACGCCCGTGGTGGTGTTCAGCGCACCGCGGGTGATGCGGGCCACGGACACCGTGTCGAGGCAGAGGAGCGCGTGCGCTCGTCGGCCCTGCGCGACGAACTCGCGGAGGTTGCCGTTCAGGTCGGTCATCGGACGGGCACCGACCCGGCGCGCACCTTGTAGCGGTCGAGGATCTTCGCCTCGGCCTTGAGCAGCGTCACGCCCGCGAGGTCATCGTCGGCGCCGGCGCGGGTCACGCTGTAGTCGTCGATCGACTGCTGTCGGACGCCGGTCGGGTTGTCGTACTGCCGCGCTGCGACCGCGAGGGCGACCGCCTTCACGTCGGCGGGGACAGTGGCGAACCCTGCCGTGTAGGTGACGGTTGCCACCGGGTCGTCAGCGAAGTTCGCGGTCGACGACTCGACGTCGGCGAGCCGGATGTACGGCGCGAACCCGTTCCACGCGTAGTCGGTGCCGAGGGTGTACGTGGTGCCGTTGACGGCGACCGAGGACACGGCGGTGACGGGGCGCTGCGGGAAGTTGACGACGTACCCCCAGCCCTGCACGTCGATGGGCAGGAGCGCTGCCGTGTAGGTGGTGGAGGTGAACTCCTGCTGCGCGTACTGGCGGACGATCGCCTGCGCGGACTCCTTCGCCAGGGTGGCGCTGGAGGTGTCGAGGTCGCGCTGGAGGTACGACGCGAGCTCGGACACGGTGAACAGGTCGGCCACGACGGCTCCTAGGGTCTGGTGGTTGTCGTCGTGTACGGGCGGGGTGTCGTCCCGGTTGCCGCTGCGGTCGTGCCGCTGGTGGGTCGGGGGGTCACGCCGCCGTCGGGCAAGGCGGTGTCGCCGAGCGGTCGCTCGGTTGTGCCCGAGTCCGTTCGGGCCGTTGTGCCGGCTGTGGGTCGCTCAGTGGTGCCCGTGACGTAGAACGAAACCGTCGTGTACGGGCGCTCCGTGGATCCGTCGGCGGTGGGCGTGATGCCGCTGTCCGGGCGCGTGGTGACCGCGCTGGCGTAGGTGGCGGTGAGGTCCGCCGTGAGCGATCCAGAGCCTGAGAGAGCCGCGTAGGCCGCGCCGGGGTCAGCTGGGGCGGTGGTGCCGAGACCGAACGTGACGGCGAGTGCTGTGGATGCCGCGTTGCGCCCGAGGCCGCGTGTGACGAGCACGCCGACCTCCTAGAACGAGTCGCGTCGGTCGGCGCCCTGTCCGCGGTACGCCTGCGACCCGGCGACGTTCTCCCAGAGGTCCGCGACGTAGAGGACCGTGGTGCCGTCGGTGTCATAGACGGTGAAGGTGCCGTCGCTCGGATTGGTCACCGTCTTGTTGTGGCCGAGCGCGTACAGGAACGCCGCCTGTGCGCCGAACGTGGCGGGGTCGTCGTACGCCGCTGCCACGCTGTTCCACACCGCTGCGGCGAGGGACTGCGGTGACAGCTCGGTGAACGGCGTGAGGTCGGCGGCGAGTTCGCCGGTGGCGTTGATCGTCGGGGTGACGGTGCCGCTGCCGGTGAGGGCCGCGACGGCGTTGCCGAGGGCGACGAGTGCTGCGTCGCTGACTGTGCCGGAGCCCGTGAGGGTGGCGACGGCGTCGAGGATCGCGTTGGCCGAGGCGGTGGTGATGGTGCCCGAACCGGCGAGGGTGGCGACCGCGGACACGATGAGGGCGGCTTCGGCGTTCGTGATGCTGCCCGAACCGGCGAGGTCTGCGGTGGCGTTCTTGCCGCCCGCGAGGTTCGCGGTGTCGAGCGAGCCTGCGCCGAGTAGCAGCGTGTACGACGAGATGCCGCCGGAGGTGACGGCGATCTGCCACGACCCTGGCGGGGCGTACCCGTTGGGGACTGCGGAGCGGGCGTCGAACCCTTCGGGCGAGACGTAGCGGTTCCGCAGGGCGCCGGACTTGTTCCACGCGCCGCGCGAGTCGGCGACGGTAGAGCCGCCGAGGGCGCGACCGGGGTTCTTGTTGAGCACGGAGTAGTTACCGAGCAGGGCCACGGCCTACCCCCATGCGAAGTCGAGGTGCCCGTAGAACGCCGAGTTGACCGGGGTGGCGGCGCCCGCGTACATGAGCCACGACAGGTTCGCGCCGTCGTACACGCGGGGCAGCGAGGGGACCTGGTTGAGCAGGTCCCGCTCAGCGGCTACGCCGATGGTCGTCATCGGCAGCGTCAGCAGCGGGCGGCAGATGACGAGGTTCAGGTTCCCCGACGTGTACGTCGCCGAGAGGTTGAACTGCTGCACCGACTGGATGCCCGAGTCACCCGCGGCCAGCGGCAGGAACGGGCCGTACTTGCCGGCGCCGGTGCCGCTGTAAACGATGCTGCCCTTGGGGGCGGCGGTCGTTCCGGCGGGGAGAACGGACGGCGTCAGCTTGCCCGCGGTGCCCGCCTGGTTCGTGTAGGTGATGCGGATGTTCGGCGTGCCCGCACCCATCGCGGTCGTTGCGGAACCCGACGAGCACACGACGTAGGCGCGGAGGCCGGCGCCCGAGGTATGCCGCCCGGTCGGGAACACCGTGGTGTTGTCGAGGGCCTGGTCGCCGGTGGTCGTGGTGGTGGTGATGGGGTAGTAGCCCAGTCGGTCGACGAGCATGAACACAGCGGGCATCGACGTCGCGGCAGCGGAGAACGCCGACGCATTGATGATGTGCTTGGTGTCCGTGGACACGTCGCCGCCGTGGGGGATGCCGGGCGAGGTGGTGGACGTGTCGTCGAGCGCCTGAAACGCCTTGTTGGTACCCGTGCCGTACGCCGTGTCCGAGCCGGGGTTACCGGCGCCGCACGCGAGGTCGTACCACGTACCCGCGGCCTGCACCGTCGTCGGGAGGGCGTTCTTGTTCCAGTCGGTGCGGACGAACTTGCCGTTCACCGTCGTCTCGTTGATGAAGTCGTCAAGGCTCGAGAACCCGGCCATGTGGTCAGCTCCAGACTGTCGTGATGTCGCCGTGGATCGCGGTGGCGGCGAGGGTGCCCTGCGGGCAGGCGATGAGGTTGAGGTACGCGTCGTCCGCGATGACGGGCAGTTGCGCGAAGTCGGTGAAGTAGTTGACCTCGACGGGTGCGTCAATGCCGCGGATCATCGCCTGCGCGATGGGCTTGACGAGGACGAGCGCGAACAGGCCGACGTCGGGGCCGGAGATCATCTGAACCGACTCGATGGAGCGGACCCCGGTGTCGCCGATCGCCAGTGGGATGAACGGGCCGGAGCAGCCGACGACGGCCCTGTCGGTGGTGACGATGTTGCCGTTTGCTGCCGCCGTGGTCTGCTTCACCGTCTGCGACACCTTGCCCGACGTGCCGTCCTGGTTCGTGTACGTGACCCGGAACGTCTGCCCACCCGTGCGACCAGCGACCGACACGGCCATGATCTGCACGCCCTCGCCGTCCGTGTGGCGGGGCAGTGTCACGGTGTTGTCGAGCAGTTGCTCGTCCGTGGTGCCCTCGTCGATGAACGGATAGAACAGCAGGTAGTCGCACAGCCGCAGTTGCATCGGCAGTGCCGTGGCCGTGAGGGTGAGCGCCGTGAACCGCTTGAGGTGCTTCGTCGCCGGAGCGACCGCACCGCCGTGGAAGATGCCACCATCAGTGGACTGCGCCAACGCCTTCGCCGCACCGGGCGACGCCGCGTAATACTGCGGCACCGGGTTGCCCGGAGACATCGACAGATCGAACCACACACCCGCCGACGACACCTGCGACGGCGACTTGCGCCACGTCGCATACGTCGACTTGCCGTCAAGCTCAGCCTCAGCGAGCGCCTTCACGTTCGCAAAGCCCGCCATGACTAGCCCTTCACGCCACCAGCGCCCGTGAGGGTCACCGACATCTCAGCGACGACAGCCGCGTCGCACGAACAGCCACGCACCAGCGACTCGTCCGCCACGATCACGGCCAAGCCGCACGCCGCACACGAGTACCGCACGGTCAGTCCTCGGTGATCGTGAGGGCCGACACCGCGAACTGCGGCTGGATGCCCGACGACACCGACAGCGACGCGTTCAGGGCGCCGCTGTACAGGATCTGCGTGGACGACGCCGGCGTGATCGAGACGTGCGTCAGGGTGTTCGTGCCACCCGTACACTGCGGGAACTGAATCAGCGCGTCGTTCGCGCACGAGTTCCCCGTGACCGTCCAGCCCGTGCCCGACCGCGACACCGTGACGGCGGCATACGACGTGTACGTCGCCTCCGACGTCGTCGACAGCCCGGCCTCACCGGGGTCGGCGGTGTGCAGGTGAATCTCGAGGTCGGTGGCTGCCGCCCACGTCAGGGCGGTGCTCGTGAAGATGAGCGCCAGGATGTCGTTCTCGGTGGTGTTGCCCTTGCTCATGACGTGACCTTCCGCGTGCGGGGAGTCTTTGGGGCCGCAGCGGCGGCAGCGGGTGCGAGCGCGGCGCGGAGCGCCTGCAACTCGGCGAGGATCGCGGCGAGGTACTGCAACTCGTCCGTATCCGCGCGGGGGAGTGTGGTCACTACGTCTCCAGGGGTAGCGCGCCGTGGGGCGACCGGGCCAAAACCCAGCCGCCCCACGGCGGTAGTGCTAGGCGACGATGACGTCCGCGGACACGAGCGCCTTCGGGCGCGTGACCTTGAAGCCGTACACGTGGAGGCCCTTCACCATGTCGGCGAAGCGCTTCTCCATGCGCGCGGCCTCGACCGAGACGATCTGCTCCGCGAGGGTGCAGGCGCCGCGGTAGCCCGCGATCATCGAGGTACCCGCACCGGCACCGGGGCCGGCGGGGAGGTTGTTCGACTTGTAGAGGTCGAACCCGGCAGCCTGGCCGACGCGACCGTTCGCGCGCACCGAGGCGCCGACGGCGTCACCGGAACCGACGAAGCGGCTGTCCTTGAGGATCAGGCCGTAGAACGCCGGCGTCACGACCGCGTAGCGGTCGAACTCGGGGACGTTCTGGCCGTCGAGCAGGACGGACCAGTTGACGAGGGCGTCGTACGCACCCGCGGCGGTGTTGATCGTGGCCTCAGCGACCTGGTGGTCAGGGGCCGCGGCGGAAGCGCCGGTGCCGATCGCCGAGAGGACGGCGGTGTCGAGGGTGTCGGCGAGCAGGTAGGCAGCCTTGCGGGTCTGCTCCGCGAGGGCGCCGGGGCCGTCGACGGCCTGCGCGCGCTCGATGTCATCGAGCTCGAACGCGAAGTACTTCGCCTGGTCGATGAGCAGCGACTGGGTCGCGTCGTCGATGTCCTCGATGGTGATGTCCGTGTGGACGGTGTACGAACCGATCGTCGGGTCGGCGAGGCTGGTCAGCTTGACCGAGTCACCGGCGCCACGGATCAGGCCCTCGTAGTCGCGGTTGCAGATCGCGGTGGCGACCGAACGCTTCTCGAGGTTGACGAGCAGGTTCGCGGCCCACAGGTCGGGGATGAAGTTGGAGAGTGCCATGTCGGCTTCCGTTCATGGGAAAACCCCGAGGCATCAGCCGTCGGGGTTGGGGGAAGGAGCCGGCGT